CCTCATCACCAACCGCGACACCAAGGCGACCCTGAAGGTCGTCGCGGCCGACGCGGCGACGGTGTCGGGCAAGAAGGCCAGCCGCGTGCTCGTCGACGAGCTATGGCTGTTCGGGAAGAAGGCCAACGCGGACTCGATGCTGCGCGAGGCGGCCGGCGGCCAGGTGTCGCGTCCGGAGGGTTATACGCTCTACCTGACGACGCAGTCGGACGAGCCGCCCGCCGGCGTGTTCAAGGAGAAGCTGGCCTATGCCCGCGACGTCCGCGACGGCAAGGTCACCAACAACGAGTTCCTGCCGGTCCTCTACGAATTCCCCGACGAGATGCTCGCCGCGGACGAGCATCTGGATCCGGCCAATTTCTACATCACCAACCCGAACCTCGGCCGGTCGGTCAGCCTGAAATGGCTGGTCGCGCAGTACAGCCAGATCGAGAACGCGGAGGACGGCACCAAGCAGGTTTTCTACGCCAAGCACCTGAACGTCGAGATCGGCGTCGGGCTGCGGCATGATGCCTGGATCGGTGCGTTCTATTGGGCGCAGGCGCAGGCGGACGTCGAATTGTGGGACGGCTCGCTCGAGGGGTTCCTCGAGCTGGTCGAGGTCGCCGTCGCCGGCATCGATGGCGGCGGGCTCGACGATCTGTTCGGCCTGGCGCTGCTCGGCCGGCTGAAGTCGGATCCGCGCATTTGGCTGATGTGGAACCGGGCCTGGGCACACCTCGACGTATTCGATCGCCGCAAGGATATCGTCAGCAAGCTGCACGATTTCATCGCCGAGAAGACGCTGGTCCGTTGTGACGAGCCGACGCAGGACCTGGTCGAGGTCGCGGATCTGCTCGAGCAGGTGAAGGATGCCGGACTGTTCCCGGACGAGGCCGCAATCGGGCTGGATCCGCAAGGCGTTGCCGCCCTGGTCGACGAGCTGTCCGGCCGCGGCTTCACCGCCGAGCAGATGGTCGCAGTGCCGCAGGGGTTTCGCCTCACCGGCGCGATCAAGGGCACCGAGCGCAAGCTGAAGGACGGCACCATGAAGCATGCCGGCCAGCGGATGATGAACTGGTGCGTCGGCAACGCGAAGGTCGAGCCGCGCGGTAGCGCCATCCTGATCACCAAGCAGGTGTCGGGGACGGCGAAGATCGATCCGCTGCTGGCGGGCTTCAATGCCGTGGTGCTGATGACGCGCAATCCGCGGACGAACACCTTCGAATATACGGGGATCTGAGCATGTCGATCAGCGGATATCAGCTGTCGCCACGCGCGGCAGAAGCCGAAGCCCGTCGCAACGGCGCCACGTCGGCCGACCAGACCGCGCCGTCCGTCCAGGCCAGCGCGGACGGCATGAACGACCCCGGCGGGTTTACCTTCCTCAACCTGCTGGGCGGCACGCGCGGCGCGCCGATCGGCGAGCATGCCGCGCTGTCATCGCCCGCGGTGCTGCGCGCGCTCGAGGTGCTGACCGGGCTCTTCGCAATGGCGCCGCTGATCTATTATCGATCGGAAGGGACGGGCAAGGTGCGCGTCGACGACGCACCGCCGGCAATGATGCTCCGGACGCGCACGAACGACGTCCAGAACGCCTTCCTGTTCAAGGAGCTGATGCTCGGCGATCTGATCATGACCGGCAAATTCGCCGGATATGTTCACCGCGACGGCCTCTACCGTGCCAGCAAGCTTTCGCGCGTGGATCCGCACGGGATCTCGCCGGTGTCGAGCTGGGACAAGACCGACGGGCTCGAGGTCTTTTACGATACGCACCTGCCCGATGGCACGTTCGAGCGGCTGACGCGCAACGATGTGTGGTTCATCCCGGGTTTCTCGCGCGACGGCCTGGTCGGTATCGATCGGCTGAAGCTGCTGCAAGACACGCTGCAGGCAGCCGCGGCGACGTCGGCCTTCGCCGCGCGCTTCTGGGAGAACAACGCGCAGCCGTCGACGATCCTGACCTCCAAGTCGAAGATGGAGGCGGCGGACAAGACCAAGCTCAAGACCGACTGGCAGAGTCGCTTCTCCGGACCGAAGAACGCCGGCGCCGTCGCCGTGCTCGATCAGGAGATGGACGCCAAGTTCCTCGCGCATGACAACGCGAAGAGCCAGTATGTCGAGGTCCGCGGCTTCTACGTCGTCGAAATCGCGCGCGCGTTCGGCGTGCCCCCGCATGTCGTGTTCGAGCTGAGCCGCGCGACATTTTCGAACATCGAGCAGCAAAGCCTCGAGCTGATCCTGTATTCGATGATGGGCCATTTCGAGCGCGTCGCCGCGGCCGCAACGCACCAGTTCGCCGAGCCCGGTCACTTCTTCGAGTTCCTGCCCGACGCCCTGCTGAAGGGCGATATCAAGAGCCGGTATGAGGCCTATTCGATCGCGATCGATAAGGGCGTGCTCAATCCGGACGAGGTCCGCAGCCTCGAGAACCGCAACAAGCGACCAGGCGGTGATAAGTATCGCGTCGGCTCCGGCTCGCAGATCGAGGGCGAGCAGGCGTCAGCGCCGGGCAAGTTGCCGCCCCCCCCAAACAGTGAGGACCAGTAATGAACGACCGTATCCTAGCGGCCATTCGGTCCGTGCCCTGGGCGATCATGCCCGGTTACCTCGAGGCGATCGAGGCGATGGCGATCCGCGCGCTCGACCATCCGGCTGTCCAGGCGGTCGCCGAGGACGGTCACGTCGAGCGGCACTTCGAGGCGATCGCGCAAATGGGCGAACGCGCGGCCGGCACGCGATCGGCAGCGATCCGCGACGGCGTCGGCGCGCTGCCGATCTTCGGCCCGATCCTGCCGCGCGCAGCGATGATGAACCCGTCGGGTGGCGGTGCGGTCGCGCTCGATCTGCTCGCAGCCGACTTCCGCGTCCTTCAGGCCGACACGGCCGTCCGCAAGATCCTGCTCGTGGTCGACAGCCCGGGCGGTGTTACCACCGACATCGCGCAGTTCGCGCGCATGGTCGCGCAGTCGCCCAAGCCGGTCTTCGCGCACGTCACCGGCATGGGTTGCTCCGCCGCCTACTGGATCATCAGCCAGGCCAACCAGATCTCGATCGACGCGACCGCGATGGTCGGCTCGATCGGCGTCATGATGGGCGGCAGCGTCCAGGAGAACCCCGACCAGGCCGGCCGGCGCGATATCGCGATCGTCAGCAAGAACGCGCCGAACAAGCGCCCCGATCTCACCACCGAGGAGGGGCGCGCGGTGATCAGCGGGACGGTCGACGCGCTCGAGGACGTGTTCATCGCGGCAGTCGCGCGCGGCCGCGGTGTCACCGAGGCGGTTGTCCGCAGCGATTTCGGCCAGGGCGGCGTGCTCGCCGGCGGTCCGGCGGTGAAAGCTGGCATGGCTGACCGCGTCGAGGCTGACGGCCTGGACGGCGCGATCCGCCGCCTTTCGACCCGCACTTCCTCCACCCGGCGCACGGCCGCGGAGAACAACCTGAAGCTTGCGCACGCCCGCGCCGGCCTCTGAAACCCCAGGAGACCTACCTATGCGCATCACCGCGCTCAAGACGAGCCTTGCCGGCGTTCTCGCGGCAGCCGAGCTGATCATGACCACCGCGACCGCCGATGGCGATCGCGACCTCTCGGCCGAAGAACAGGTTGAATTCGATGCCAAGATGACCGAGGCGGCCGGCCTGCAGACGAAGATCGGCCGCGAAGAGCAGGTCCTCAAGCTGAAGGCGTCGACCGCCGCGCCGATCGTCGTCGGCACGCCCGCCGGCGGTCCTGGTACGGTACCGGCAACGCCTGCCGCGCAGCTCCCCGCGGGCACGATGTTCACGCGCATCACCATGTCGCTCGCAGCCTGCAACATGGACCAGCGCGCCGCGGCCGACCACGCCGAGCAGCTCTGGGGGACCGAGACCGGCCAGATCGTCGCCAACCAGGAGCAGTCGACCAATGTGAAGGGCGGCTTCCTGGTCAACACCGCCTACAGCGCCGACTTCATCGACCTGCTGCGCCCCCGCGTCGTCGTCCGCCGCCTCGGCGCGCGCTCGATCCCGATGCCCGAGGGCAACCTCAGCATGCGCAAAAAGACGCAGGGCACGACCGCGGGCTATGTCGGCGAACGTCAGCCGGCGCCGACGACCGACGTGCAGGTCGGCATGATGTCGATGTCGGCAAAGACGCTCCGCGCGCTTGTGCCGATCACCAACCAGCTGATCCGCCGCGCCTCGATCGGCGTGGTGCAGATGGTGCGCGACGATCTGCTCGAGGGCGTGGCGGTCAAGGAAGACGCCGTGTTCATCCGCAACACCGGCGACACGCTCACGCCGAACGGCCTGGCCGCACTGATGCCCGCGGGCAACAAGATCGCGATCACCGCCGGCGGGACGCTGGAGTCGGTCACCAACGACCTGATGAAGGTTCGTCTGCGGGTCATCAACGCCAACGTGCCGATGATCAGCTGCGGCTGGATCATGAGCCCGCGCTCGAAGATGTTCCTCGAGACGCTGCGCGACGGCAACGGAAACCTGGCGTTCCCCGAGGTCGGCGCGAGCGGTACGCTGTACGGCTATCCGATCGGCATGACGACGTCGGTGCCGGACAATCTCGGCGCAGGCGGCAACGAGTCGGAGATCTACTTCGGCGACTTCTCGCAGCTGCTGATCGGCGACACCGAGGCGGTGACGATCGCGAGCTCGGACACCGCGGCATACGACGATGCCGGCACGATCCGCTCGGCGTTCTCGAACGACGAGACCGTGGTTCGCCTCATCGCCGAGCACGACACTGGTACCCGGTACGCAGCCGCGTTCTCGATGCTCACCGGCGTCACCTGGGGCGGCTGATCCGCTCGCCGCCTGACCGCCACCAACGACAACCAACCTCACCTCGGGCGGCTTCGGCCGCCCGAGGTGCATCTGGAGACTGAGCATGACCGTCAAATTCAACCATTCGCACTCCGTCGGCGCGCACTACAACAAGGGCGACGTCGCGACGTTCGAACCCGAGGTCGAGAAGGACCTGATCGAGCGCAAGATCGCCGACAAGCACACGTCGGCGAAGACCGCAGATAAGCCGGCGGCCTAAGCGATGGTCGACGTGGCGGCGATCGATGGCGGCGTGCTGACGATCGCCGCTGCGCGCAACTTCCTGCGCGTTGGTACCAGCGTCGACGCGCAGGTCCTCGAGCTGCTGCCGGCAGCGCAGGGACGCATCGAGAGCTTTCTCGGCCGCAACGAGCTGGTCGGTGCGACCGGCTGGCCCACGGCCGACCAGGTGCCGGCGATCGTCGTGCATTGCGTAAAGCTGGCGCTGTCGGACCTGTACGTGAATCGTGAAGGGCCGCAGCTGACCGACGACCAGCTCCGCCCGATCATCGGCCGGTACATGGCGGTGTCGGTCGCATGATCGTCGTTCGCCCGGGCGAGCTTGAGCACTTCGTGCGGCTCGAGCGCCGGATCGAGAGCACCGACTTCGGCAGTGCCGGCAGCGAAACCTGGCAGCTGGTCGACGAGATCTGGATCGGTATCCGCGATTCACTGCCGAGCCGCGGCGAGCGGACCGAGGGCGGCTTCACGACGTCGACGCGGCCGGCGCGGGTGCGCATGTATTGGCGCGACGACGTCGAGACCGGCATGCGCCTGGTCGAAGGCAGTCGGATCATGCAAATCGTGTCGGGCCCGGCCGAGCTTGGGCGCCGCGGCGGCCTCGAGCTGATGGTCGAGGATTACAACCCGGGCACGGTTCCCGCCTGATGCCGACGGTACGCGGCGGTGCAGCAGTCCGGCGCTACATAGCGCAGCTGCCGTCCGAGCTGGAAAGGAAGGTCCTGCGCGGTGCCGCGCGCGCCGGCGGCCGGATCATCCTCGACGACGCGAAGGACCGGTCGATCTCGTCGGACGTCGACGAGGCGCTGGTGATGCGCACCAAGGCGGAAGCCGGCCGCATCACGGTCAAGATCACGGTCCGCAAGGGCTGGGGCCGCGCGATTGCCAACTGGCTCGAATACGGCACCGACGCGCATTTCATCTCGATCGCGAAGGACGAGCGCGGCGGGAAGAGCGTTGCCCGGATCAACGCGACGACCAAGCGGTCGATGATCATCGGCGGACAGTTCGTCGGCGAAACCGTCTTTCATCCCGGCGCGCGGCCGCATCCGTTCCTGCGCCCCGCGCTCGACATCAAGGGCGCCGAGGCGATCGCCGCGGCGCAGAGCTTCATCAACGCGCACGTCACCCGCTCGGGGATCGTCGCCAGCGCCGAACCCGAGGGCAATGACGAATGACCGGTGTCGATATCATTGGGGCGCTGCTGATCGACGATCGCGCGGTTACGGCCATCGCGCCGGCGGTGCGGATCAAGGCGGGCGCGCTGCCCGACAATGTCGCGTTGCCGGCCTTCCTCGTTCGACTGGTCAGCAGCGTCGAGACCCAGCCGCTCAAGCGCCGCGGCACCATCCGGACCGTCGACCGGGTATCCGTCACGGTCCGCGCCGCAACCTATGCAGAGCAGACCGCCGCGATCCGCGTGATCCGCAATGCCTCGATCCTGACCGCCGGTACCGGCCCCGATGCGCGCGGCCCCGGCAACAGCTTCGAACAGACCCAAGATTTCCGCGTCAGCTTCGACGCTCCCGCCTGAAAGGAGACCACCATGTCCGACACCAAGACCAAGCGCGCCAAGATCGTTCGCGATTTCAATGACGCCGGCACCGAAACGCAGTTCACCGCCGGCGCGACCGTCGAGATGACCGAGGGCGCTTTCGCAAACTATCTCGCAGCCGGCCTGGTCGAGGCGGTTGCCGATGAGCCCGTTGCGCCCGCTGCGCCCGCTGCGCCCGCCGGCCGCAAGGCCAGCTAACTCGCCAGCCCGCTCAAGCGGGTTGTTTCAGCCGGCAGCGCCGGCACCCAGCACCAGGAGATCAACATGGGTTCCAACACCGCAGTAGGTTCGTCGCTTGCCATCTCGGCCGCGACGCCTGCTACCCCCGACGCGGCCGGCTATGGCGCGCTGACGTTCATCGAGGTCGGCCAGGTCGAGAAGATCGGCGCGATCGGCGCGAGCTTCGCCAAGGTCGAATTCCAGCCGCTCAAGGGCGCAAAGCAGAAGTATAAGGGCTCGGCCGATTACGGCGCGCTGCAGCCCTCCTATGCGATCGATCCGGCCGATGCCGGCCAGACGCTGCTGCAGACGTCGGCCGACGACGAGACGCAGAAGCTCTACTCGTTCAAGGTCACCTATCAGGATGGGTCGAAGCGCTTCTTCCAGGGCCGCAACTTCGGCGCACCTGAGACGACCGACAGCGCCGACTCGATGCTGACCTGTGCCCCGACGGTCGAGATCTGCACCAAGATCGTCCGCGTCCCCGCCGCCTGATCCTCTTTCCGGTGCCGGCGTTCCCGGCACCTGATCCCCCCTCCCGGCGCCCGCGACGCCGGCTCTCCCTTATGCATCGGCCTGCCTCGCTATCGCGGGTGCGGGGCGGGTCGGTGCACCATCCTCCCGCGAAGGATCCAACATGACCAAGCTTCTGAACATCGCCTCGCTCGCCGTTGCCGCGACCGCCCCCCTTCACATCAAGAACGCTGCCGGCGAGCTGCTGTACGCTGATGCCGAGCGCACGCTGCCCGTCCGCATCCACCTGCATGGCCCTGGCAGCCAGGTCGCCGGCGTCGTCGAAGCCCGCCAGTCGTCCCGCGCGCTCAAGCGCATGCAGGACAATGACGGCAAGATCACCGCGGCATCGCGCGAGGAGCGTATCGCCGAGACGTCCGAGGATCTCGCCGCGCTGACCGCGTCGTTCGAGAATTTCGAATATCCCGCCGACGTCACCGGCGAAGCGCTGTTCCGCGCCCTGTACGCCGACCAGTCGCTCGGCTTCGTCACCAAGCAGGTGATGAAGTTCTTCGGTGATTGGGGAAACTTCAGCGCCGCCTCGAAGGCGGCCTAACCCTCTACGTCCGGCAAATGGCGTGGCTGCATGCCACGCCCAAGCCGGACGAACGAAGCCGGCGGGGCAAGGCTGAATCGGATGCCCCCCGGCATAGCCGGATCGATACGCTCAAACGCAAGAAGATCGATCCGCAGATGCCGCCCAACCCGGCGCCGCACATCACCACCTGGCTGATCGAGATCGGCCTGAGTGAGGCGGCGGGAATGGGCGCCGCGCCGCTCAGCTCGCGCGAGATCGCAGCGTGGCAGGACAACACCTGCATACGGCTCGAGCCATGGGTCGCGCGGCTGCTGCGCAAGCTGTCGGCCGCGTACCTCGCCGAAGGACGGCGGGCCGAAGCGGAAACCTGCCCGCCGCCATGGCGGGCGCCAGTGACCCAGCGCGAGCTCGAGGTCGCCGAAGCCGAGCTGCGCAACGTGCTCGGCTGATCGGGGAGGAATATGCCCATGGACGATTCCTCCCCGGCACTCGAAGTCGGCTTCATCCTCAACACCGAGGGTGCATTCGCCGAGATGCTGCGCTTTTCGCAGATGTTCGACGACAAGACGGCCGATTTCGTCCGCCAGGCGGCGCAGATCGAGCAGGCCGCCGGTGGGATCCGCCTGAACGGCGCGACCGCCCATGTGCAGACCTTCGGCAATGCGGTCTCGCGCGAGATGCAGACCGCACGCATGGCCATGGCAGGCGTCGAGAAGGCCGGAGAGCGCATGGTCGCGCAGCTCGAGCGGCAGAACAGCACGTTCGGCAAAACCCGCGAAGAGATCCGCGGGATGAATGCCGAGTTCAGGGCGACTGCCGCGGAGCAGCAGGGCCTGACCGAGCTTGCGCAGCGGATCCGCGCGGAAGAGTCGGCGCTGTACGATAAGGAATTCACGGCCGCACGTCGTGCCGCCCAGGGGGCGGAAGCTGCGGCCGAGGCAAAGTTCGACGCCGCAAACAAAGCTGCTCGCGCGGCCGAGATGGAAGCGCAGGCGCTCCGCGAGGCCGACTACGCCTATCAGCTGTTCGAATCCCATCGGCGCCAGGGCTTGGCGGCATGGAAAGAGGTCGAGGCGGCGCAGGCACGCGTTGCGGCCGAGGCCGCGGTCAACGCCCAGCTGCTTGAGCAGTCGCGCCTTCAGGCGGCTCTAGACCGTACCAGCGGCGCCGATCGGCCGCGCGCAACCGATGCCGGCGCGTCCTTCAGCGCGCTGTCGGCGAAGTTTGCCGAGGACGAGGCGCGCGCCGCGCGTACCGCCGCGGCCGAGATCAAGATGCTGGCCGACGAGCATGCCCGCCTGGCGGCATTGGTGCGCGGCTCGCACGATGCGCAGGTCGCTGACGCGGCCGCGGCCGAACAGCTGCGGATGGCGACGGATCCGCTGTACGCCGCGACCAAGCGGCTCAATGCCGAGATCGCCGAATCGACGCGGCTCTATCATGCCGGCGCCACCGCACCTGCCGAATATGCCCGCCAGCAGGACGTCCTGACCGGCCGGCTGCGCCAGTCCGCGCAGGCGCATGAGGAGATGGACCGGGTCGCCAAAAAGGGGAAGGGCACGCTGACTCAGCTGTCATTCCAGCTCAACGACGTCGCGACGATGGCCGCCATGGGCGCGCCGCCCTTCCAGATCTTCGCCAGCCAGGCGGGGCAGATCTTCCAGGTCGCGCAGATGGCCGAGGGTGGCTTGAAGGGCTTTGCGGCCGAGATGGGCGGGCTCGCCATCGCGTTCCTGCCCGCGATCGCGGCCGCCTCGGTCGCCGGCGTCGCACTGTACCGCTGGCACGAGCAGATCAACGACGATGCCGGCATGAAGAAATTCGCCGAGGGCCTCGGGCTGACGCACAAGGAAATGAAGAAGCTCGGCGATGTTTCGGTGACCACCGGCGACATGGTCAAGGGAGTGTGGAAGACGATCTCGGATGGCCTGGATCTAGGCGGATCGGGCAAGTCGCTCATGGACTATCTGTTCTCGCCGAACGATGCGCAGCAGGTCCAGGGCTTCCTCGCGTCGATCTACGGCACGTTCACCGGCACCTATGCCGCGATCGTCGAGCTGTGGAGCAGCATATCGACGTCGGTGACGGCCTACGTGTCGGCCGCGGCGAACGCCGTCGCGCAGTTCTTCGCGCCGGTCGTGGCGGCCGCGCAATGGGCCGGCAACGGCATCGCCCAGATCTTCAGCGCGATTTACAACCGCGTGTCGGGCTGGCTGAAGTCGATCGGTGGCGCGATCAGCGATTTCGCCGGCCCGATCCTGAAGGCGATGGGCCAGAGCGACGCGGCGGTCGCGGTCACCAGTGCCGGCAACAGCCTCGGCAAGGCGTTCGGCAAGGGGTACGCGCAGGGGTCCGGATCCTTCATCAAGGGGACGAACAACTTCGTCGCCTCGTCGGCCGCGAACGCGATCGCCATCGCGCAGGCGAAGGCGGTCAAGAAGGCCAACGATATCAAGGCGGACCGGACGCCGAAGAAGACGCCGGTCGACAAGCACGCTGAATCGCTTGTGCGTGATGCCGAGGCGGTCGAGGCGCAGATCCGCAACCTGTATAAGCTGGCGGACGCCTATGGCGTATCCGGCGCCGCGGCTCTGATCGCCGAGGCGCGCGTAAAGGCCGAGAGCAAGGCCATCAAACAGCAGGCCGATATCGAGGCGTCGGTGGATCGCCAGGTGCGCCTCGCGATCGCGCAGCGCGTATCGGACTCGGCGAAGTCGACCGCCGGCGCGCGCGAGCAGGCGGCTGCACAGGCTGCGGTCAACGCGCAGGTCGCGGCCGGCCTGGTGCCCGCGGCGCGCGCGGCCGACCTGGTGAAAGACCAGATCGCCGACCTGCCGCTGCTCGCCGCGATCGAGGCGGCGCGCACGCGCGGGCTGACCACCGAGGCGGACCGCGCGACCAAGGCGCTGGCCGACCAGCGCACCGCGCGCGCGGCGCTGACCAAGGCGGAACGCGATGGACAGTACAACACCGATATGGCGACCGGCGGCGATCGCCTGGCCGAGCTGCGCGAGGAGCAGCGGCTGATCGGCGCGACCGATGCCGTGCGCGTCCGTGCGCTGGCGACGCTGAAGGCGACGCAGGAAGCGACGGCCAAGAACCTCGATCCGACCCAGGCGGCCGCGTACATCGGCCGCCAGGTCGAGGTCGCGGATCTCGCCGAGACCAACCGGGTGGCGCAGGACGCGTGGAACGCATCGCTGACCGCGACGGCCGACCTGTTTGATACGATCGACCAGACCGCGCAGAGCGCTGCCCAGGGCATGGCAGACGCCTTCGGCAGCGTCGGCTCGGCGATTGGCGACGCGCTCACCGTGATGACCGGCTATTATGCCGACCAGGCGAAGCTGCAGGAAGCGCACGAGGCAGCAATCCGCGCGGCCGGTAAGGATCAGCAGCGGATCGATCGCGAGAACCGGCTGTATTCGCTCCGGTCGTCGTCGCAGCAGATCGGCGCGTTCGGCGATATGGCCGCGGCTGCGAAGGGCTTCTTCAAGGAAGGGTCGCAGGGCTATAAAACCCTCGAGACCGCCGAGAAGGCTTTCCGCTTGGTGCAGTTCGCGCTGTCGGTCCGCGCGATCGCGCAGGATGCGATCGAGACCGGTACCAAGATCGCCAACAGCGTCGCGCGCATCGCGGTCGGTGCGACCGAGGCGGTCGTCAATGCCATCAAGAGCCTGCCGTTCCCGCTCAACATCGCTGCCGGCGCCGCGACCGTCGCCGCGCTGGCGTCGATCGGCGTGTCGATCGCGGGCTCGTTCGGTGGCGGCGGCAAGAACACGCTGGCGCCGACCAACTCTGGCACCGGCACCGTTCTCGGCGATACGTCGGCCAAGAGCGACAGCATCAAGAACGCGATCGATGCGCTGAAGGAGGTCGACACCTTGACCAACACCTTCGCGCGCGAAATGTCGGCATCGCTGAAGTCGATCGACAGCCAGATCGGTGGCGTCGCCAGCCTGGTCGTGCGCTCGGGCAACATCGATGCGTCGAGCGGCGTGACCGAGGGCTTCAAGGCGAACGCCATCGGATCGGTGCTCAGCAAGATCCCGGTCATCGGCGGGATCCTCGGCGGCCTGTTCGGCTCCAAGACCAGCGTGATCGGCAGCGGCCTGTCCAGCGGGCCGCAATCGGTCGGCGACATCATGAGCGGCGGCTTTGATGCGTCCTACTATTCGGACATCGAGAAGAAGAAGAAGCTCTTCGGCCTGACGACCAGCACGAAATACTCGACGCAATACACCGGTGCCGACGCCGGGCTCGAGAATCAGTTCACGCTGATCTTGCGATCCTTCAACGACGCGATCGCGTCCGCGGCCGGCCCGCTCGGCGTTGCCACCGGCGACGTCCAGGCGCGCCTCAACGGCTTCATCATCGACATCGGCAAGATCGATCTGAAGGGCCTCACCGGCGAGCAGATCGAGGAAAAGCTGTCGGCCGTGTTCGGTGCGGCGGCCGATGGCATGGCAGCGGCAGCCTTCCCGGGCCTCGAGCAATTCCAGAAGGTCGGCGAAGGCGTGTTCGAGACGCTGGTGCGGGTCGCGTCGACCGTCGAGGCGGTTGGTGCATCGCTCGACATGCTCGGCACCAGTTCGCAGTCGATGGCGATCGGCGTGAAGCTTGCGCTGGCGGATCAGTTCGACAGCGTCTCGGCGCTGACCGATGCCGCCAGCGCCTATTTCGAGACCTTCTACTCGAAGGAAGAGCAGGCGGCCGCCAAGACCGCGCAGATGAACGGCGTGTTCACCAGCCTCGGCACCTCTATGCCGGCGACGCTGTCGGCGTTCCGCCAGCTCGTCGAGGCGCAGGATCTGACGACGTCGGCCGGACAGTCGACCTATGCGACGCTCCTGAAGCTCGCGCCGGCGTTCGCGGATCTGCAGTCGTCGATGGAGGGTGCCAAGAGCGCGGCCGACATCGCGAGCGAGCGGCAGGACCTGCAGCGCCAGCTGCTCGAGCTGCACGGCGACACCGCGGCGATCCGCGCGCTCGACCTAGCCAAGCTCGATGCGAGCAACCGTGCGCTGCAGCAGCAGATCTACGCGATCCAGGACGCGCAGGCGGCTGCAACCGCCGCCAAGACGCTGGCGGATGCATGGACGTCGGTCGGCGACAGCATCATGGACGAGGTGAAGCGGATCCGCGGCCTGACCGACGTCGCCGGCGGCAACAGCTTCGCCAGCCTGCAGGGCCAGTTCAACGCCGCGATGACCGCCGCGCGCGGTGGCGACCAGGATGCGGCCAAGAACCTGCCGGCGCTGAGCCAGGCGCTGCTCACCGCGGCGGCCGAGCAGGCGACCAGCCGGCAGGAGCTGGCGCGCGTCCAGGCGCAGACCGCCGCCAGCCTTGAGGCAACCTATGGCGTCGTCACCGCCCTGGCGAAGGGAAGCACGTCGCCGAGCACGGCCGTCACCACCGACGACCTGGCCGCGGCGATCAGCGACGCGCAGACGTCGACGTCGCCGACGGCCGCCAACGATGACCTGGTGAGCGAGATTAAATCGCTCCGCGAAGAGGTGACCGCCATGCGGAACGAGAATAATTCCGGCCATGCCGCAACCGCGGGCAGCGCTGTGCGCATCGATCGCCGCCTCGAGGCGGTGACGTCGGCGAGCGGTGGCGACGCGATCAG